TACGAGACTAATCTTCAAGCTCTAGCTTACCGCTCCCAGGCTGCTCAAGCAGGATCTTGTCGGTGTCCTCCTTCAGGACATAGTTGGTAATTACGCCAACACCGAGCCTCGGCGAGATTGGGCCTGTGGTTACAAAGTTGAAATTAGAAACAGTTAACTCACCAACGCCAAGACTAATAGCGGCATTAGTAATGATGCCTTTGAACTCAAAATAAAAGAAGTCGTTTGTTGATTCCGCGTTCTGGCCCTGATCAACGATGTAAAGCTCGGCGTCAAATTCAGCGCCTAGCTTTTGCCGCAAAATCAGCTCATGCAGGTAACTAGGCACATCAGTGTCTACAGATTCGCCTGCGGCATCAGGATCGTAGTGAAATTCGCAGCTTACACTTCCGCTGCCACTAATTAAGCCGCTTTCGTTCTTACGAAACTCGTCGCTAAGAGCGGTTACGTCAACAACTTCTCGGTCGTTGTTTAGCTCAAAAGATCTGACTAGGCCAAGAATGTTGTACTCGGCTTGAACGCTTTTTACCTCGATCGGAATTGATGTTGTAATTGCATCTAGAGTTACCTTGCCTGTGTTTTGACCGTTCAACGCATTGGCAAACGTGTCATACAGCTGGATGCCGCCAAGCTCGTCAACGTTGATGAACCAAGCTCCATCAGGCAACTGACTGCCACCGTCCCATCCAGAGGCATTTACAAATGCCAGATCCGCGCCGTTGGTGCTCTTGATCTGCAGCCGGTCGCCCGTGAGCAGCATCTCAGGCGGAAAATCAAAGCTAAACCGTTTTTTCGTGACGTTTACGTCGCCAGGGTCGACGACACTCGCAAACGTCCGTTCCGGCGTGCTGCGACGAAGCCTGATTCGACCGTTGTTGCCTAAGAAGACGGTCATAGTGACTTGCTGGCGAAATCGCCACTCATAGTGAAATTCACATTGACGCGCATAACCTCACCAACAACACATGACAACTCAGCGCTAGTAAGCACCGCGTCAAACTCTAAAAACTTTGTATCAAACTTTAGCTTTAACCTTGCGAGTGACGAAATCGAGTTGTCAGCCGTGGTGTCTTGGTTGACCTGATTCAACAGCTTGACTGGCGCGTCGTCGTAATACAAAACAGTCATTGCTCCAGAAGCTGATCGCACCCCGGTCGTAAATTTTCGAACGTCCTCACTCAGTGTCGTTACTTCCAGTGCATCGGTGTTGGCAGTCAGTGACCACTGCACAACTTTGGCCACGGTGGCAAGGCTGCTCGAGGAGGTTCCAAACTCGACACTGCCGTCTTGACCCGCGTAGTACTTAGCCATGATCAGGCACCCTCAAGCTCGCCAGTGAACTCACACGTCACTGTAGACAGTCCTGGCTTAACGCTTGTGACTGATGGTGGCGATGCATATTTCCACTTCAATAAGCTGTTCGTCTCCCGAATCCAAGGCGTCAAGTTCTCGGACGCTCCAGCGGCTACGTTGCTGGCCGTGAACTCGGCATAGTTGTCGCCGCTCATCACGTCTACATAGTTCTGCAAAATCAATGAAGCGTTTGTGTCAGTGATGTTTGCAAACGTCAAGCTCAGGCGACTGCCTGCCCGTTGGTTGCCATAACGCACTCGTACCACTGCACCGTTTTGCGCCTGGAATTGGGTCTCAGGAAACACCCCCGGCTCATATGAGCGGCTGCTGGGGACTAAAGCCGGGAAACTTACTGCTGTCATTAGTCCTCAGAGGTCTCAAACTGCTCAAGTTCTTCCCCGTTAACTGTAAACGCCCTGTCCACAAGCGTAGCCAGCGTCCCGCTAATGGTTAGCTCTTGGTGCGTCCCAACAATGTCCACATAGCCCTCCTCGTCGATCGTCAAGCTGTCTACGCGATAAACACGAGCCTGTCTGTCTGTCTGGACCGTCGTAAAAATTGATTTGAAGAACGATGGATCGCCTGTCTTGCCGTCAGATACGTTCATCGTCCCTTCCTGCATCTTGGTGTCGGTCCCTCCCGGCGTCCAAAAGAAAACGTCATGTGGTCCGTCGTTCAACGTTGTTGTTGACGTGATTCCGCCAGAAGCGTCAACACTGCCGTTATTGAAACGACTTGTGTGAGTCCGATCTGAAACAACCTTAATGTAGTCGCCAGCCTGCAACGCTAAAGCTGAGCTGGGCGTCGTTTTAAAACTAATGGTGTGATCAGTATGGGCTCGAACACGCAGCTTGTACTTGGCAATCGTGCTCGCGTGGCTTCTGTTAGTACAGAAAGAAGTTAGATCTAAGAACTCCTCAGGATCAGTCTCGGAACCCTTAATAAACTTAAACCCGTCATCTCGAACAGAATCTGGCGATTTATACGGTGCAGTATCTGCAAACCTGATGCGTACAGTTTTTTGCTCCGAGAAGCCGTTATCTACTTCTTCGCGATAAGCAACAGCTGCCTTGAATAGTTGCCGATCTTGTGGGGGCATAAAACTAACCTGCATGTCCTTCATGTTTCCATCAGTGAACAGCGCCTTAACTTCGTCGTTTATATTTCTGTTTCTGTCGATAACATATGTTGTTTCGCTGTAAGGCACTGAAGGTTTTAAGGCAAACCTGCCGCCAATAATCGTAAAATCAAGCAAGTTAAATGCTGCGTTAGTCGAAATAAAATCTCGCAACGCCTGACGGTCTTCGAGAATGCCATCAAATGTAAAACCATTAGCACGGCAGAACTGAGCTGCGATCGTCATTGCGTCACGATCAACAGTTGCGCTAGGCACTCGCTTGCCTGCTCCAATGCGTGCGTCTGTCAGCAAGTTGTACGCGATTTCTGCAAAATTATTGGTTGAGGCTCTTAACGTTCCAGCGGTTACTGCTGCACCGTTGTCATCAATTAAACGTTCAACTTTTATGCCTTGCTTGATGTAAGCGCTGAGTTGGCCCATCGATGTCCAGTCTTTGCCAGCAAGAACACGAAGGCCCAGCAAAGACAGATCATCATACTGAGCTGCTTTATCGGGCTTGATTTGCTCGTTGACATATGCAATTTCGTGCTCTGGACCGTCTTGATGGCTAGTCTGCTCAGCCTGATACTTGGGGTAGTCGGCGACTGCATCTAGGATGTTTAGCGGTTCTTTGCCAGGCTGTATTCGAGTTACTTCCGATGTGTTTCCGACATACAAGGTGACACCAGTAACAGTGCTGTCGCTGTTGGTGAAACTGGCCGACACAGCTTCGCCAACTTTATATCCGGACCCACCATCTACTACCTCCCACTGCCATTGGCCTACAGCAAAACTAGAAGCACTAATTTGAAGCCCCGTACCAGAGCCCCCGACTACGTTGTAATTAGCTGGAAGAACGTCAAAATCTGGAAGCGTTTCGATTCTTTCATACTTTTCAATGTAATAAAGCTTTCTGTCGATCAAGTCACCAACGTATTGCCCTTTTTCAATCTTGCCAAAATATCCAACAACAGGAGCTACATAGCGAATTCTGTAAATTCGATATACAGTTGTGTTCAAGTTTGTGTCAAAATAAGCAGCAGTTCCGGCTCGATAACTAATTGGATTAGAAGGGCTAACGACTTGATTGATTTCAGCAGATACGTCCACTCCGTTCCACACCGCTACATACTGCTCTTGAGCCGTGCCTGGGTTTTTGATAAATACATAGTACAAATTCGCTATATATAACTCGCCGTTTAAACTAGGGTTGTCTTCAACAACTCGTTCTTCAGTCGCAGGAGTAACAACAGCTTGCTCTGCCTCAGAAACGCTTTCAGGTGCTCTATACAGCTTTGTCGTGTCTACATCGTTGGGTTGCTCTAACTGATTGGTAACGTCAACACCCTCCCAAACAGCAAGGCTTACACGGCTGCCATCAAACTGAACGTAATTATGATTAGCGGTTGGAGGATCGGTGCGGTTAAATCTGATCTCTTCTCGCACCCACTCTTGCTTGCCCTCAACGGTCTTGCCGCTAAACGCGCCGATCCTGTAAATGTCCCCTAGTTCAACAGGATTGCCGTTCCAACGGACATACGCCAAATCGTTATCGTTGGGATCTGGAACGTTAATTAAAACGCCGTACTTTAGTTCTCTGGCATTCTCGTCGTAATCCAGGCTTGTCGCAAGCAGGTCAAAACTGACCTCCATGGGAACAGGACCATTTGCCGTTGCCGTAAATTCTTCAACGATACCGCTAGTAATTATTTCTACACCATCGGTCCCAGTAAATTTAAATTCTCCATTTGAAACTTTGTCTGCAGTCAGCTTCTCTTGTTTGCCTGTATAAGAAATTTGAAAATGGCCCAGCGGTGTTTGGTCGCTGTGTACCGTTTCAAGTCCGCCTCTACCCAAAAGCTGCACAGGGTTTGAGTCGTTATCTGTTAGCCCAATAAACCTGTCAGCTACGTCTGAGCCCGGAACAGGCATGATCCTGAACTCGTACTGCATTCGCTTTGGATGACTAATTCGCAGTGTGTTGTACTGGGGTTGAGGGCTATTGCCTTTAACAGCAAACACTTGAGCGTGAGAAATATCATGAAACTCACCGTCATTTGCAGCGTTTATTTCCCGACACTCAACCTTGAAAAAGCTATAGCGCGTTTGAAAAGTTGTTACCCGCCCCAGCTGAAACGGCTGGTCATCATCTTCAAATTCCGCAAGAACTGCATCGTTTGGCTGAGACGGAACATTGGCGAAACCATTTATTTTCTTGAAAACAACGCTTTTGATCCCTATTTCAGTTTGATCGCAAGCTCTGTTGTTGGTAATTGTTGCAATGCTTACCTTCTGAAGGTGGTGACCATAAGAAGGATTACCTCTTGCATTGTTTCCAAAAAATTCAGTATATGCGTCTTTGAATTCTTTTTGGCTGGCCCCGTAATTGCCGTTTATCAAAGTAGCCTTGCCTGGCTCCTTGCACTGGAATTGGTAAGTGTTGCCTAAAGTCGTCCCTGGCTCTAAAGGCACATTTTGGCTAATGTTTACGCACTGCACCAGTGCCGTTCCAAATAAATACAAATCTCCTACGTTGATGTTTGTATCTGCATCAACCATGCGCTGGTCAATAGCGGTGTTGATGTCAGACGTGCCATGTGGCGCAAACTCTTCCGCGCCTTCTCTGTCATGAGCGTTCCTGTAAATAACGCTTTGGTTTTTTGCCATCTCTATGTTAATTACAGCATTTGACGCATCTAGCACGCTAATTTCGCTAATCACAGAGCCGTCTGTGTCTATAAAAGCTTCTGCGTACTGACGCGCTGCATAAGCAATGTTGAGCTTTAATTCTTTAATACCAGCGTTTCCTTCCGCGAGAACAGGTCGTCTGTTCAAAAAATCGTCAATCAACTCTTGCAAAGGTTTTTCGCGATCAAAAATTTGAACCAATTCATAGTCCAGATAAAACGCTGCTCCATTTGAGATTGGAGTGTGGCAGCCGAACGAACGCTGTGAATTAGGTGTTCTAGTCCCGCAAATCAACTCCTCGTAGTCCCCGGTCCCTCGATAAAACGCCTTGAAAACGTCTGTGCCTTTGTGGGCATTGCCGATAGATTCATCTGCATCTAACGAGCCAGCAGACGCAATGTTGTCGCTTACTTCAGTGACACGGCCACCAGTCTCAAAGTTGTCTCGGAAATAAGCTGCATACCTAGCATCTTGATAGTTGCGCAGCAGCTGGTCGCCAACCGCAAGACCACGGGCGTCAGGTGTTGCACCAAGCTCAGCCAAGCCAAGCGTCGTCAACATCTTCAACTCTTGGTGCGAAAACTTACTTAACAGCTGAGACCAGATCAACAGCCCCTTAGCACGAACACCGCCAACAACCGTTTGAGAAACCTCAGGATCTTCTGGATTAGTCGTAGGGTCGATGTCATAAGGCAGCGTGCTTCGCTTCGCAAAAATCAACGGAAGAATGCTGCCAAGCGTGGCTAAGTCCTGCAGGCTGTCAAAACCAAACAGCTCAGCAAACTTTGTTTGACCACGAATGTCTGACGTGCGAATCGCACTAGGGCCTTCGTCAAAACTTGGCGGCTTTGGTGCCAGCAGCATTGAAGCTGCTGTAAGCACCAAGCTAATCGCAAGGTTGACAAGAAAAGCTGTTGTACTTGGCTCGCCTGTTGCGACAACCTCAGGAACTAGCGCATATTCGTTTCCACGCTCCTTAGCTTTGCAATCCGCTAACCGGCAAAACTCCCAATACTCCTCAACTGTTAGCCCTAACGCATCAATAATCTGCTGCTCTATTGGCAGTAGAGAGCGACGGGAGTAAGAGCGCTGGAGGGGATCCATGTCACCCGACGGTCTCTGAATTGCAGCCATCCGCCTTCATAAAAAGAAGCCAACCCATAACTGCCATCAAGGCAATGGATTAACCCGAGTGTGCCCACTTTAGCGGCATCCGTCCTTGCGCCCCATAGCTCTAACTGCTCTGGAAACACCGAATAATCTTTACGGCGCAAACGCCGATACCACGAACGCTGTGGCGTAGGCATATCGATGCCGTACCAAGACTGCACAGCTGTAGCCAAGCTTAAGCAATCAGCAGCACCATGCTTTTCAGGCACTGCCCCAAGCCTGTAGGGCAACCCAATCAAGCGATAAGGTTCCGTCAAGCGTTATTGATTCGAGAGCTAACTGGCAGTGCTCCAACAACTTCAGACCGCAGCACTTGGTTTGGAACGCTTGCGGTGACAGCGTCGATTGCTGTGCTCAAACGAAGCTGCACGCCGTCAACGCTGTAGTTCATGCCAGAAATAACCCAGCATTCACTTGTCAACGAACGATTCTGAACAAAGGTGTCGGGAGCCATCAAAACAGTCATGACTTCAATGCCATGAAAGTTTTCAACTGCCTCATGAGCATTGGCCAGGGTTAGCGCCGTAGCCTCAAACGTCAAAGTGCTTTCAATGTTGTCGCCTGTAATGCTTTTGGTTGCTCCGTTGTAGACAAACGGCAGATATGGGTACGACAGCGAAGCAGTGCTGCCGTCAAAACAGCTTGCCTCGTCAGGAGCGTAAGTCACCTCTGAAGAGGTATTGCTGTTTTGGAACCTATGGGTTTCGGTGTCGTTGCTATCAAAAACCCTGATGAACGTGGTAATCGCTTCGACTGTCATACGCCAACCCTGCTACGAACACTGCGCTT